GCTAGAAGTTCCTTGTCAAGCGCTGCTAATCACGGTGCGAATTTTTGTCTTCGGCCTAACCGCCGTTGTCGGACCACATGAATTGTCGAGACCGATGGACTAGACACCCTTCCTAATCGACAGCCTATATGACGAAGGGCAAGTAGTGTGGATCACTTAAACGTTCCGTTAAGTCGGGACTCTTAAGAGCACAAAGGCAAATCAAATGAAGATAAGAGTGACTCCTCAACAAGCGCGAGCGCTTAGGTTGAGCGAAGAGCCACTGTTTGTGCGGTCCGCGTTCTACCTGGGCCACAGTTACAGTGAAATTATTTACTTAGTTAGTTCATTACATCTTACGGGAGAGAGAACCACAATCATCAGGTTGGCTAGAGAGCTTGGCCTTAGTGATGATGATACGGTTGAAGTCGTCTATGCTGATCCATAATATTAATCTTCGCAGCGATTCCGGCGAGCTGCTCGCTACAGTGAGCATTGCTCGCCACCCTTACAGTGAAGGCCCGAACGAAGACGTCGTCGGCACCGAGAAGGTGCGAGCCGTCATCGAAGGCCTGAGACACTTGCCTTTCTCCCGGGGCATCGTCTCAGTCTTCTATCCTCAGCTCGGCCGCCGTTGCATCATCAACCAACCTAACATGGAGCACAAAGAATGGACCTCTCCCACATCTTCACCGAGCAACAGCTCGGAAACAAGTCTGACGCCATCCCCCTGAGGCTCGTCGCTCCGACGCCACTCCGCATCCCCGAAAGTGACATCGTCACCTTCGTCAAGGTCGAGACTATTAAAGACGTCATCGACGCGGACCCCAAAGCGGTGATGTTGTTCGACGATACGCAGGAAGAGCTGCTCTCCGTCGTGTGTGAACACCCAAATGTGATGGGCTTTAACTGTCTGGTGCTGGCTGGTCTGCCGACCGCCGAGTACTCCGCCCAGTTCGACTCGCGGACCTACATGCTGGAACGCGTATCTTACGCTTCCTTCATTAACGACCTGGTCGAGCGCAAACGCGTCGCCGCCGCGCTGGCTGACGAAAGCAAGACCGCATATGCAAAGGAGAGGGAGCAGTACACTCGCGGTAACGGCCACGTCAAGGAGCTGCGCGGCACGAGCATCGCCGGTGCGAAACCGCTGCCAGGCGAACCCGACTCCGAAGAGGACGCGGAGGCGTCCGAATGACGCTGCCCGTCACACCGTCAGGCGAGCAGTACTATGCTAAATACGGTTGGCTAAAGCGCATGACTCCGTCGTCTGGGCTGGGTTACGCGTTTGGTAACGGCGTCGCCACTCACCGCAAGCCGCTGGTGACTCGTGAGCGCAGGGAGCTGCTCACGGGCGTCTATTCCTTTGACCCTCGTGTGTTGCATTTCCAGCGCGCGCTGTCCAACGCTCTCGATGCTGAACTGCCACCCGGTCTTGACGACGACGGTTTCTGCACGAACGGCGTCCACACGGACTGGGGCCGTCTGCGCACCGTCGCCGGCTACATGCCTACACCGATGTCGTACACGCCGCTCGATAATGCGTTCTACCGCGAGGAGCTGGGGTTAACACCCGGCTACTCACAAGACGAGCAAATTATCGCCAACAACGTCTGGGATCTCATCTTCAGTGAGTACAAGGCGTCGCACATCAAGGTGCCCAAGAAGTCCACTTCCGGTCCTCGTCGCAATACTAGCGACGCTGAATGGAAGAAGGATTTTGCGGTGTTCCTGTACGAATCCGACCGGTTTGAGGGAATGTTGCAATGTGTGGATAAGTCGGACTGGCAGACGCTCGCGAACGAGGTCGAAATGTTGTTCCTGATGTATATCCAGAAGCGCGATCAGGTCGACACGCCAGGCAAGGAACGTCTGGTATTCGACCTGGAATACGCACTGTCGAACGGCAGGAAGGGTAAAGCCTTCCCGACCAATAAGACTGTTGAGATCGACGGCGCGGTATACGACGACTTCTCGAGTACGCGAGCCCGTGTTATTCACGCCGGGCCCTGGGCCATCAACTGCGTTCTTCAGATCATATCGAGCGGGCATATGCAGTCTATGTTCGAGCGTTTTCCGAAGGTGTTCCACACCTCCACACCAGACCAGATCAAATCCATCATCGATGGACATCATGTCGAGTGTGGTGACGTGAAGGAATACGACCGCAGCATGTCGAAAGACGCTGTTGACACCGTCCACACGGTGGGGGAACGTTGGTGGGACCGCCGGCTCATGAAGATGAGCAAGCTGCTCTACTATTCGCCCTATTACTCGCGACCGCTGTCGATTGACGGCAGCGAGGGGACGTTCGTCGGCGACCCAAGGCTGATGGAAGAGCAAGTTATCTGCGGTAATCGCTCTGGCCATGCCTGGACGTCGTTGGTTGCTAAGGTCAATAAGTGTATCGATACGCTGATCGTCTTCCACAGGATGGGTCTACCGGTAATCAACGAGGAGCGGACCTACTTCGAGTCGAAAGGAGCAATCAATTTCATCAACAACGGCGACGACGAGATCGTCTACACCGAGTCGGCCGAATTGATGGCCTCGTACAAGAAGATCCGTTACAGTGGAAAGGCGGGTCACTATCACGTGGACAGCGAGAAGGGTCAGGGTTACTCCGGTCTGCTACTCATGAAAGACGGCCTTACCTACACCCCAACGGGTAAGATCCACACCGCGTTCGAGAAGATCTACGTCCCCGAACGGTCGATTGGTGGCAACTTCCGCCGCTACTGGCCCATCGGCATCATTGAGCGCGTTAATAACCAGGACGCTAACCCGTCCGGCCAGCGCGCGTGGGAAATACATAATCGTCTTTTCCGCGATATGATGGCTCCACACTTCGGCGACTTCCTCACCATCGTGAACACCGCGCTCGAGCGGATGGACCTTCAGCTCGACGGTCTCACTGCAGCCGATCGTGATGTTCTCGAGAACGAAGATAGGATTCACTATAAGTACCTTGAGTCCGATATCTCGCCAGAGGTGTATCAACGCGTGACGTCGAAGATCCCGTCGCAGATTTATAAACACATTTACCAATCCTACTACGGAGGGAAAGTCAATGAATCACCAACAGTACACTGAACAACGCAAGGCGCTGAGCGACGCCGCCTCCCCCGAGGCGGCCGGTCGCGCGCGAGCCGCGTTCAACGCCAGCCTCGCATCGGCCCCTGCTCAACAGGCCGTATTCACCGTTGAATTTGGCCGAGTGTCCTACTCCATCCGCGCTGACGGAGAAGAGTTCGCTCACGACGAGGTCGACACGGAAGAGAAACTGCACAAGCTAACTACCGGCGTGCATCTGAATGTCGCCACTCCTACGGGCGCGGCACCCACTAACAAGAT